AGAAGATTTGATAGTTGATCCACCTATGTCTTCAAAAGAAACAGCAAGAGAAATGAAAGAAATTAACCAAAGAGAAACTTTACAAAATAGAGGTTATGGTAATAATGAAGATGCTGTAGGCGCAAATCCTGAAGCTGATGATCTTGGACCAGATTCAGGACAAGGTGATACTGAAGCTACTTGGGGTGGTTGAGGAGTAAATCATGGCTGGTCGTACACAAGACTTTTCAGAGTTTATAGGCACACCTGATGCTTTAGCAAACGCTATTGCTAATAGGTTTCTTGACTACGAAAAGTATCGTCGTAGTTGGGTAGAAGAAAAGAAAGAGCTACGTAACTATCTGTTTGCTACAGATACTACACGTACTACTAACTCTACTTTACCTTGGAAAAACTCTACGACAACACCCAAGCTTACACAGCTACGGGATAACCTTCACGCTAACTACATGGCTGCATTGTTTCCTAATGACGAATGGTTATTGTTTGAAGGAGATGATGAAGACTCAGAAGCTGAAGAAAAACGTAAAGTTATTTCTTCGTATATGATGAATAAATTACGAACTAGTAATTTTATTAATACTGTTAGTTCTATGATTTATGATTATATAGATTATGGAAATGTTTTTGCAACATCTGAATATGTAAACGAAACTCAAATTGATGAAGATACTGGAGAAGTTTTACCGGGGTATGTTGGGCCTAAAGCTATTCGGATTAGTCCTTACGATATTCTTATTAACCCTACTGCTCAAAATATTGAATACTCTCCTAAACTTTTACGCACTATAAAATCTTTAGGAGAACTAGCAGCAGACATACAAGACCATCCAGAAAAAGGATACCTAACTAAAGTTTTTGATGGAGTTATTAACACACGTAGGAACTTTCAAGGTATGTCTGCAACTGATTTCCATAAATCAGAAGGGTATGAAATTGATGGTTTTAGTAACATTATTGATTATTATAATTCAGGGTATATAGAAATACTGGAACTGCATGGTGACATTTACGATATTGAAACAGAAACACTTCTTAAAAATAGAATCATTACTATTGTTGATAGGC